GTAACGAAAGAGAGAAAGAAGCTTTAATGGCTACTGGATGGAGACCCTATAGTATTAAAATGGGCGACACTTATTTCAGTTATCAAAAACTTGATCCTTTAGCTACTCCTTTAGGTGTTGTAGCTGATTTAGTTGAGACAGGAATAAGAGAAGAAGCATCTTTTGATGAATCCCTGTTAGAACACGCCACAACATCAATGGTATTAGCTTTAACAAGAAACGCTACCAACAAGTCATACTTAGCTGGTATTCAAATGTGGGCAGATGCTTTAGGTGATCCTGATAGATATGTAGAAAAGTTAGGCAGGAATTATGCAGGTTCGTTAGTTCCTAATTTAATTTCTCAAACAGCCGACTACGATACTCAAGCGATAAAAGAAACAAGGTCTGTAATGGACGCAGTTAAACGCAAGCTAGGTATGCGTGGTTCGCTGGATACTAAACGTAATATATTGGGAGAGGAATATGTAGCAGAACAATGGATGGGTACAGGTTTTATTAATCCTATTCGATTGTCTACTAAAAAGAATGATCCTATCCTAACAGAGATGGCAAGTTTGAACCACGCCTTCAGAAACCCTCCTCCTAGTTTAGGGGGTCAGATAGACTTGTTAGAATATGAAAACGATAAAGGACAGTCTGCAAACGATAGACAACTAGAGTTATTAAAAACTGTTAAGCTTCGTGGTCTTTCTCTTAGGCAAACCTTGAACAAACTTATAAAGTCAAGGAACTACCAAAGGTTATCACCAGACTCTGAACCTGGTCTTCCTAGTCCTAGAATACAGCAGTTAAATAGTGTTCTAACTAAGTACAGAAAAGAAGCTAGAAGACAAATGCTTAGAGAGTATCCTGACTTAAATGCACAATACTCTTCATTAACACAAGCTAGAGCAGGTTTAAAAGGTGGGATGCAGCGAGAAGAAGTGCTTGAACTTTTATCACAAACAAACTAATAATAGATTACCATGGCTAATACATACGTAGACTACACAGTTGGAGCAAGTCAGACGGACTTTGCATTCTCTTTTCCCTATCTTGATGACACTCATGTAGTTGTACAGCTAGACGATTCAACAGGTGCTTCTCCAGGAGGTAAGTTTTATACTGTTTCTACAGGAGATTATTCTATTATCACATCCCCTTCTGCTCTTATTAGGTTCACTACTGCTCCTGAAACTGGTGCTAGGATAAGAATCAAAAGAGATAGTGCATCTGATACTGCTCTTGTAGACTTTGAGAATGGTAGTGTACTTACTGAAGTAGAACTAGATCGTGCTTACTTACATAACTTATATCTTAGCGAAGAGATTGAAGAGGGTAGTGGTAAGAACACGATGACTAAAGACCCTGTTGATGGGAACTACGATGCTGATTTAGCCAAGATTAAAAATGTAGCTGATCCTACCGCAGCACAAGATGCAGCTACTAAGAACTATGTAGACACTAGAGGTTTACAAGACTTTGATGGAGCGAACACAACTTCAGATGTTAACCTTAACAATAACAAGCTTACTAATGTAACAGACCCTAGTTCTAATCAAGATGCTGCCACTAAGAACTATGTAGACACTGAGATTGCAACTGAAAGAACAGCTAGGGTTGCAGATGTAGATGCTGAAGAGACTGCAAGAATTGCAGGTGATGCTTTGAAGGTAGCCAAGGCAGGGGACACGATGACAGGTGCTCTAACACTTCCAGCCTCTGATCCTACTAATGGAAACCACGCTACTAACAAGACTTATGTAGACGCTCAGATAGCTACTTCTTTAGCTACAGGGATAGCAGGTGGTCCTATCGATACCGTTAACATTGCCGATGATGCTATCACTGCTGACAAGCTTGCTAACACTGCTGTTACTCCAGGAGCTTATACTGCTACTAATTTAACAGTAGACGCACAAGGAAGGATCACAGCTGCTGCGAACGGTAGTGCTTCTCCTACAGCTAATGAAATACTAACATCTCTTAAAACTGTTGACGGTACAGGCAGTGGATTGGATGCTGACTTATTAGATGGTCAAGAGGCTACTGCTTTTGCTGCTGCTTCACATACCCATACAGCTTCTAACATTACAGACTTTGATACTGAGGTTTCTAATAACTCTTCTGTTGCAGATAACACAGCTAAAGTATCTAATGCTACGCAC